GAACCTGGTTCAAAGAAGAGAACCAAAATGAATCCGAACCAAAGGAGTTATGGTCAGATATCGGAGATATGCCACCCGATCCTGTTTTAGACCCTAGAGTGTTCAATCACGGGCGCTATAAAGCATTTGACAAATATTAATAAAGGTGTTATAATATAATTGTTACATTGATGTGAGGTTATTATGACAATGCATTTGATTGGCCCCTGGTTGACAACTTTAGGTAAGAAAAAAGGTAAGCAAAAGTTTCGTAATGCGGAACAAGCAAAAAAAGCCAGAGAACTAGATGATCAATGGCAAAAGTTGCTAGCCAAGCACGGTGCAACTGATTCTAAAAAATCTTCCAAGAAATCCTTCACACCTATTTCCGCACCTACTCTAAAAGTGCCGGAAAATCGTAGTACTAAACATATCAAAAGTGTAGACACAGGTCAACGAGGTGCAGTAAATATTAAGCAGGCGATGCAATATACTGGCGACAAGATTATTGGCATCGGTACTATGCACAAGTCTAATGCTGTGCCTATTTTTTCAGACAAAGAAGCAAAAGACATTTCAAGTATGAGGCGTTAATGAAAACTGTAGTTTTAGTTACAGGCGGATTCGATCCGCTACATTCGGGGCATATTGCTTATTTTAAGACTGCCGCAAGTTTAGGTGATGTATTAATTGTAGGATTAAATTCTGACGATTGGTTAATCCGAAAAAAAGGTCGCCCGTTTATGTCTTTGTATGAAAGAAGTAAAGTTATACAAAGTCTCAAAATGGTAGATTATGTCATAGAGTTTAATGATGATGATGGTAGTGCACGAAATGCCATTAAACTAGCTAGACAAACTTTTCCGAATGATAAAATTATCTTTGCTAATGGTGGAGATAGAACACGAACAAATATTCTAGAAATGGATATTCAAGATGACAACCTTGAATTTGCGTTTGGTATAGGTGGCGAGGATAAAAAGAATTCTAGTTCATGGATTTTGGAAGAATGGAAATCTCCTAAAACAGAACGCCCATGGGGATACTATAGAACTGTTCATACCTATGGTAAAGAAGTAAAGGTAAAGGAATTAACTGTAGAGCCAGGCAAATGCCTTAGTATGCAAAAGCATTTTGAACGTGCTGAGCATTGGTTTGTGGCAGAAGGCGTAGCTACAGTTTATACATTAGATTCTAGAAAAACCGACATTTATCTAAAAGGAATTTATTCTAAATTTGCAAGTTTACATATTGATACTACAGAATGGCATCAACTTTGTAATGAGGGAAAATCTCCATTAAAAATTGTAGAAATACAATACGGAGAAAATTGTATTGAAGATGATATTGAAAGGAAAACTACATGAGTTCATTATCCAATGTTAAAGATCGTAAAGCAGTATATGATTGTGTAAAACAAATTAGCGATTCTATGGCTCGCATCGAAGCAGAAAGAGATTTTATTAAAAATGCTGTCAATGATATTTGCGAGGAACAAGAATTGTCTAAAAAGATTTTTCGCAAAATGGTGAAAGTATACCATAAGCAAAATTTTCAGCAAGAAGTTCAACACCATGAGGAGTTTGAAACTCTTTATGAAACTATCACCCAAACAACTACTATGGGGAAAGAGTATGCCTAAATTTACTTTTATTTCAGAAGATCTTGATTTGAATGGCTATTTGACAGGATCAAAAACAACTAAGGAATTTACTGTTGATTCTCTAGATGATGTTGTTTCAGAATTTGATATGTTTCTTCGAGGATCGGGATATTCTTTCGAAGGCAAATTGGAAATCTATCCACAGGATCCACAAGAAGACACATTCATTTTAACAGGCGCGGATGACTCTGATCTTGATCTGAATCTAAATTTAGATTTAAGTTATCCATCTGACCATAGCATCAATATCAAATGATAGCCAACCAATATATCCTAGAAGCCAAATATTTGGACAAAATTAATAGAGTAAAGAGAAAAACTATTATTGGTGTCTACAAAAATTTGGAATCAATAGAGTTAGCAAAGGGACAAGTTCTTTCCGAAGAATCTAAGTACAAGGTTGTTTTTTCAATAACAACTAACTATGATCCTTTTTTGAGAAATGCTTGACTTCTTTGTCCTAAGGTGTTATAATTTAGGGACAAAGGAGAAAATATGAGCCAAATCTATACTATTTTTGAACAGCTTGCTTCAGACAATTCACGTCTTGCAAAAGAAGCAATTCTAATTAAGCATAAGGGCAATGAAACACTTAAAAGAGTTTTCATTTATGCGTTAGATCCTTTTCATCAATTTTATATTAAAAAGATTCCTTCGTATACTGCAGGTAATGGTGGTAATACTTTGGAAAATGCCTTAGGTCGTCTAGACGATCTTCGTAATCGTGTAGTGACAGGTAACAAGGCAATTGATCATCTTAAAAACATTTTAGAATCACTTACTGAGCAAGATGCAAAAATCATTGAGCGTATTATTGCAAAAGATCTCCGATGCGGGGTATCAGAAGCAACAGCAAACAAAATTTGGCCAAAGCTTATCTCGACGTACCCAGTTATGTTGGCTTCTGGATACGACCAAAAGCTCGTTGATAAAATACAATGGCCAGCGCTCGTACAGCTTAAACTCGACGGTATGCGATTCAATGCTATCGTCAAAAACGGAGAAGTAGAGTTTAGGTCTCGTAATGGTAAAGAACTGAACATTCCGAATAAGACATTTGCCTTACCCTTTATTCGAATGGCAGAACACTACAAGGCAGACATGGTGTTCGACGGTGAACTATTGATTGCTGATTATGCAGGAAAACCTGTTAATCGTCAGACCGGTAACGGTATTCTTTCTAAGGCGATTAAAGGCACAATGAGCCAAACCGAAGCAATGCAAGTTATGGCAACTCTTTGGGATGCGATTCCGTATGAATCATTCACCTTAGGTAAGCATGAGGAAAAATACGTAGATCGTCTTGCTAAACTTAGTAACGCAATGCAGGATATGTCTAACAAATATTCTCAGATTAAGCATTATGTGAATATGGTTTGGACAAAGCCTGTAGACAATCTTTATGAAGCGCAAAGACTTTTTGAGAAGTTTCTTTCCGAAGGTCAAGAAGGTACTATTCTAAAGTCCAAAGATGGTATCTGGGAAGACAAGCGTTCTAAGGAGCAAATTAAGTTTAAGGGTGAACTTGAGTGTGATCTTCGTGTTGTAGATTGGGAAGAAGGTACAGGCAAGAACAAAGGTCGTCTGGGTGCCTTAGTATGTGAATCCAATGATGGTAAAATTCGAGTAAATGTTGGCTCAGGATATACCGATGAACAGCGTGATGCTTATGGCAAACTTGTTATAGGAAAAATTGCTACAGTAAAATATAATGCTCGTATACAGGACAAGGGCGGCAATGTAGAGTCTTTATTCCTCCCCGTGTTTATTGAACTACGTGAAGACAAAGATGTTGCAGACAATTCTGATAAAGTAAAATGATAGAACATTTCATAACTAACAGACAAGACTTTGTATTGAAGGTCACTATAAGTGATTGTATTTCTCCTTCTGATAGAAAGTGTGTCAGGCTTATTCGAGAACAATATAACCGGGAGAATGAACTAATAGATTCTTCTACTTCTCAATATTTTATGAATGAGTTTGAATTAATTAGACTATCCAATATTCTACTTAGAATGGATAACCCGTGAAAACTATTTACGTAGATATGGATGGTGTTCTAGCAGATTTTGAACGTCGATATATAGAGCTTTTTAATCATGAACCAGGTGAAAAACGAGACGATAAGTTCAGTGATAGGTGGAGAATTTTTATCGATGGACAAAACTTTGCCTCGCTTGATTTTTTTCCGGGGGCACTAACTCTTTTAGATTATTTGAAGAGCATACCGACGCAAAAAGCTATTCTATCCTCAACTGGAGGATTTAAAGACCACAATAGCATTTGCCGACAAAAAGTAAACTGGCTTCGTAATCATAGCATAGACTTTCCTGCAGTATTTGTTCCCGGTAAAGAGTATAAGCCAGGATATGCTAATTCTAATTCTATCTTAATTGATGACACCTTAAGTATCATTACTAACTTTCAAAAGGCAGGCGGTGCAGCAATACATCATACTGATGCAATTGAAACTATCCAATATTTGGAGAAGTGGCTAAATGACTGATGAAGAAGCTTTAGAAAAATATGATCTTTTGAAAGAATATTTCAAAGATGATTTACCTAATCCGGAACAAGAGCCGATTAGGTTTGCTTACTATGTGAAACTCTATAAATTTTATATGGAAAGATTCAATGAATCAAGTCAACATCATACCGGCGACTCCGATACAAGGTAAACTTGTAGTAGTTAAAAAGAAATTAACAGACTATGAAAAATTTGCCTTTACAGATGAGAAGCACTATCAGGATACTTTAAAAAGAGATCTTGCAATGCAACTCGCCAAAATTTTGATAGAAGAAAAACTTGTGGAATTTACGCATAATACTTCAGTTGCAGATCTTACAACCACTGTTGCTGCAAGATGTTACATAGCACCAGATGACAAAATTAGAGTTGTGGTGCAAGCCTATGAACAATAAAATCTATAAATATCTCGGGAGACTGAGATATGACAGCTACAATTTAT